CCACCGATCTGGGGGTGGTGGGGGGGTGCTGGCATGTTGACCTGCCAGTAATACCGCCATTCCGGCGCATTCACCGCGTCAGTACAGACCGATGAGCAGGTGAACGTGCTTTTGTCGTATCGCGTGATGTTGGCATCTGGTCTGCCCAGGGCAGCAAGCTGTGCAAGGTAAAAATCCTCATTGATGCCGCCCGCCAGATTAACCTTCGCATCCAGCCGTTGCTGACGCTGGCGAAGGGTCTGCGTCCCTGCCGGAATACATTCATCCGGCAGGCTGCACAGACGCTCCCAGCGGTTTATCAGTTCAGTGGTGGTGCGCGGATCCAGCTCCCGCATCAGGGCATCCGCACGCTGATGAACACGGGTTAATGACGGTGCCGCACCGGCAATCGCCGGATCGCTGGCTGACCACGCCGGACCGGGGGGCAACAGTGCCGACAACAGACGGATGTAATCATCGTTTGTCACGTCCATGAAATCGTCCCCAGAACCGCCAGTTCATTTTTTGCAATGGAGATATTGTCTGTCGGTGCAAGCAACTGATGGCTGTATTCCCCGTTCGCACCGGAAATCGCCTCACTGATACGCGATACCTTCAGTTCTCCCTGCGGATAACCATCACGCAGCAGGAACGAACGCAACTCCGCGGTGATGGCAGCCCGTATTTCCGGTGTGTCCGGCGTCACGCGGATATGAAAATCCACCGTATGTGCCACCGGCCTAAACACATACAAATCAGAGCCTGCCACCGGGGCCAGTGGCTCGATATGTTGTCTTGCCGCCGTTTCCGTTGATTCTTCCGGAATGGGATTAATCAGGTCACTGCTGGCAATCATCACACCGACAGTTCCCGTTCCCATCCAGTGACGGTATGTCCATGCGCGGGTAATGCCGGGCACTTCTTTAGCCCAGACAACATAGTCCCCGTCAGCCCCGCCCTGCGGCGTCCAGTAATACCGCTCAATGACGCGGGCGCGCCACGTTTCCAGCTCTTCAGTATCAAATCCGCCTGTCAGGGTGTCAGCCACACCGGAAGACGGCAGACCATTCACCGGCGTGACCAGGATTAATGCCGTACCGTCGTCAGCGTTACCGACCGCACCTGCACTTGAGCAGGCGATCGGCACGCGCAGGACACCACCGGAGCTGGTTGCATCGTCAGTTGTCGTGTACTGCACCAGGTCATCGCGCTGAATAACACTCCCGGCGGTCACCTTCAGGCCATCGCTGACACCTTCCCAGCGCATATACCCACTGGCAGCCGTGGCTCCCTTGCGCGGACACCGTTTCATCGCAGCATGTCGCGCCAGCCAGGACTCATCGCACAGGTCAGGCAGCATGTTCATTGCCAGATAATCGATGTAACCGTAAACCGTATGCAGCGCCGCCGCATACACCTTTGCCCGCACGTCTTCATCCATGCGCCGGAGCGTGTCGCTGACGTCCAGCCTGGCGAATAAATCGTTACGGAGCATACTGATATTTTCTGCCAGCGTCGGGCGCTGAAATTCACTGTCCGCCATGCGTTATCGCACTCCACAGATCATCAAAAGAAATCATTACCGGTCCGTCACGACGCCAGAGAGTGATACTGTTACCCAGTTCATTAATCCCGGTGCGGCGGATATCCAGATCAATACGGGACACCACGCCGTCATCAATCATCCATTGCAGGCATTCGCGGATATACCCCCTTACCGTCTGCACCAGCTGATTGGTCAGTTTGCTGCGCTGAAGCAGCCACAGTCGGGAGCCGTAACGGTCATTCTGTACCGCAGGCCAGGTATCCCCCCACCATCCCATCGGGACGTCGGCATTGTCATCAGGTTCAGCCCGCCGCCAGGTGAACAGGGAAATCACCACGGCACGGGTCAGCGGATCCATCGGTGCGCTGGCACAGGTGCGTTTACCGTTCACCGTCAGCCACAGTTCCATCATGCCTCCATCGCTTTATCAGGTTTGTCGGTGTTACTGCCCTGACCGTTCTCTCTGTGACGATGCCCGTTATAGGCAAGCCGCATCGCTGACATGGTGGTGCCGCTGGAGTCGCACAGGTCTTTCACCTGTCCGGTCACTTCCAGGTCCATTTCAAAACGAGCCTTAGGCGCATTGCGAAACGTGATCGTTTTACCTGCACCGTCCACCACGATCCCCGCCCGGGTCAGCGTCACGGACTGCCCCTGATCGTCATAGACAGCCACCTCACCCGTCTGCAGCCCTTTCAGGCGGTAGCGTCGGTCCGACACCGTAACAACCACCGCATGAGAACGGTCACCATCCGGAAACAACACCACCGCTTCCGCACCGCTGTTTGCCCTTGCGGTAAAACCGTAGGGTTCAAGATGTTCAACCCCGGCTTTGGGTTCACCGGCAATCAGGGACACATCCACGGTCTGACATTTCGTGGCGGCACTGATGCTTTTCACCACCGCCCGCCCAATCAGGCCGAGGAGTTGTCGCTGTATGGTTTCAATCGCCTTCATCAGAACGGGTCCTCCTGTACTCTGGTTTTTTTCTTTTTCCGCGCGCCGGGGGCTTCGGGTTCAGGCAGATAAGCATCAGGTGGGCCGACACGGATTTCCGTCAGGGTGCCATTCTGGTCCTGAGTAAACGTGACTTCCGAGACAAGCAGTTCGGTATTGTCGAAACCACAGACCGGATCGAAGACAATCACCCGCTGGTTGGGCTGCCACAGCGTACCGTTACCCTGTCGCCAGCCCTGCACCACATAAGTGGTTTCATCCGTCCGCGCCGCCCGTTGTCGGGCTTCAAAGTCAGCACGCGCAATACAGCCTGCCCCCGTGGCCTGCCCTGTCTGCCTGATATACATCGGACGGTAACGGGCAATAAATGCGTCCTCTGTGCGGGCCCGCAGCGCAGTTGTGGTGGCCTCACCGAAATCATCGTCGTTTCCGGCACGCTGCCCCGCCACCTGGTAAACAGAAAACCGCTCCCGGATACTCTTCTCCGTATCGCAGGAAAGGATGTTTTCCCCAAGTACCAGCGCGGTATGTGCCCGCGTTGAGCCAATACCGCCAATCACCAGCCTGCCGTGCGGGTCGTCGTAAGCCAGTGCCTGCTGCTGACCGAGTATTTTGTTGATTACCTCAATCACCGTTTCACCGTGATCAGGCTGGACATCAGGAATAACACCCGACGGCGCACCGCTGTTCACCACCTCAATGCCGAAAGGCGCAGCAAGCGCCTGCGCAATCTGTACCAGCGATCGTCCGTTAAACTGTGTCGGTTCGGCTGCACAGTCAATCAGGTCAGCGGTCAGACTGCGTCCGGCAATACCGGTGCTGACCGAACGGGCATCGTAACGAACGGGCGTCGCCTCCACCCAGCCGGTGATCACCAGCTCATCACCAATCAGCACCTCCACTTTTGAACCGTTTTTAATGCGCGGCTGAAGCGTGGTAATCCCCTCATCTCCCGGCCACTGGCGGGTGATCTCCACACTGAAATCCCGCGCCAGCCGTTCAATACCGGCACCGATGCGCACCGATGTCCAGCCATTCCACTCCCGGCCATTTACCCGTAGCGTGACATTGTCGTTCATTGCACTGGCACCTTCAGAGGGATCACCGGCACAAAGCCGGGATGCGTAATGGCATTACGCCGGATAATGTCCGCGTCACGCGCCGCGTTATCAAACCAGGTCGCCGCCAGCACCAGCGCGGGTAAAACCTCATCCGGTGTGCGCTGAATGATCCGTGCAGACTGTTCAAGGCGCGTGTTGATATCCGCATTCAGATCTGCTTTCACCCGGCGCAGCGCCAGAAACAGCGCATCACTGGTTGTACGGGACAACTCCTTATCAATTGCCGTATTCAGTGTGTCGCGAATGTCGGTCAGTTCTTCCCACGTTGGCAGGTCAACCGTGTTTTTCACCGCCGGTGCATTGTTCAGTGCCGGATGCGTGACAGAAGGCCAGCCGGTGCTCTGCGCGGGTGTTGTTGACTGCCCCACTGTGGCATTCTGCATCACCGCGGAAGTTGTGGGCGCAGGCAATCGTGTGACGGCATACGCCGCTTCGCTGATTGCGGTCGTACGAAGGGTGCTGGCAACCACGTTACGCTGCTGCGTCGCCGTGGCGGTGGTTTTACTGTCCGTTTTCCAGATGCCGCGCGGTTGCAGATCGCTGCCAAGGCTGACACCGGAAAGCGTTTTGATCATGGTGACCAGGTCGCTGGCGTTACCATAAAGGCGTTTCCCGGTACGCCACATTTTCTGCACCTGCTCAACGAAATTTTTGCCTGACGATGGCGGCGGCAGAAGTACCGAGATATCCCCCTGCAACAGCCTGGCGGCATCCGATACGGCAGAATCCACCACTTTCATCGCATCAGAAACATACCCAAGCATTGTGCTGGCATTACCGACGACATCGTTCTGCACAAAATCTGCCACGCCATCGATACTGAAACCACTGAAGCTGTCACTGATGCAGTCATCCAGTGCAGAACAGGATGACATCAGCGTCTGCGCCGTCGCCGCACCTGAAGTGGGGTAAGAGAGTTCTCCCGCTTCGACAAACTTCAGGTCAAAGCGGACAATACGCCCTTCACTCTTCGATGTGCTGACCCGAACTTCCCCGTCAACACAGACTTTCAGCTCACCGTAAGTCGGATGGACAAGCGTGCCGGGACCGGGTTTATTCAGCGCTTCAATCAGGCGATCGCGCTGGTCAAAGCAGTCATCTCCCACCACATAAGCTGTGATGGACGGGCGGAAAGTGATTTTCCCCAGGTCTTCGGTATAGGGTTTGTCGCGGTTCGGGTATTCGTGTGTTTCCACACGGCGACCGGTTCCCGCACTTTCTTCTTCAACCTTAAACGATACGCCGCGAAATGACGCGTCCTGAAGTCTGTCACGCCAGCCTGAAGACGACGAAAGTAATGAAGGTCGGGTGGGAAATGAGGATAAATCCATAGACTGACCTCAAAAAGGACTGCGTTATCGTGGAAAACGAAAAGGGGAATACCCCACATCGTGCGTGATTTTCATCAGGGGATCGGCTTTGTCCGGTACATCAATTATCTTCATACCTGGCGGAGCATTCTCGAACGTGACTTTCAGCTCGCTGTGCTGTGTCATGGAAGAAGATGGATTCAACAGCGGAACATTGGGTTTGTACTGACTCAGGCTGGCCTGATATTGCTCGTACTCTTTACGATCAAAAAAAGGCGTCCAGTCTGAAGCCAGAAACAGCCCTTTATTATCCAGCCAGTTAACCGTATCTTCAGGAACAACACTTTCCAGAGTATCTTTAACCGGCTCATACATCAGGGTTCCCAGAAAACCATATACCCCGGCCTTCCCGATAAAGCCGCGGCCTTTCCCCATCAATCCCGTTTCTGCCGATACCTTCCCCAGCGTACGCATCTCTCTGGTCACTGCGGTAATGGATTTGGTAACGTCAGCAACCCATTTGGTTGCCATAAACAGGGCAATCGCTTTCAGAACAGTTTCCCATCCCCCCATCGCCTGCGCCGTTTCATCCATCACGTGCCAGACTTTTTTTATGACAGGACCTACGGTTTCCCAGTTATCAATAATGAGGTAAGCGCCACCAACCAGAAGAGCAATCAGCCCCTTAGCAGGCGTCATATTCATCACACCGCCGAGAACTTTCATAATTCTGGACAAAGAGCCTGCAGCGGCTCCCACCGTCAGTAAGGCCAGACCGATTTTAGCAATGGTCTTAACGAGCTCCGGGTTTTCACGGACAAACGTTCTCACTTCCTCAAGGAGCGGTTTTACCGCTTCAAGACCATCATTAACCTCAGGAAGAAACGTTTCCCCCAGCGTGGAAGAAATGGCATCAAGTTGATTTTGCAGAAGTAAAAGCTGGTTTTCCGTCGTCGCTGCCCTCGAAGCATATTCCTTCTGCATCGAACTGCCATACTGCTGGGAATCCGCAACCCGCCTGAAGTTGGTACGCAACAAATCAAGGTTAGTCAGCAGAGGTGCTATCGCGCCCAGAGACTCTTTCCCGAACAGGGCATTCAGCACAGCTGCCTGTTTTTCTTTAGGCACTTTAGCCATCGCATCCAGTACAGATAGCATGGTGCCCCGGGCATCTTTCTGCATATCAGCAGCTAATTTCTTCGGATTGATCCGCAGAAAACGCAATGCCTGTTTCTGCGATTTTGTCGCAGAATTTCCCGCGGTCAGGGAAAGCATGAAGTTCTTGATCCCTGTGGCGGCAATTTCTGACTCCACGCCCATCCCGGCAATGGTTGCCCCCATTGCCGCGATTTCGCCGGAAGCCACACCTGCAACACCACCTAAAGGACCAATACGCGTAACAATATCGGAGATTTTCTTCGCGTTCGCCGGGCCGGTATTACCAAGGTAGTTGATTTTGTCAGCCAGCCCGGCCACTTCATCCTGCGTCATATTAAACGCAGTACGCCACTGGGCCATCATCTGCCCGGACTCTTCAGCCGTGGTATCAAAGGCCACGCCCATCTTCACCGCATCAGTGGCAAACTGCATCAGTTCATCACGTGCAATCCCGGCCTGACCACCCGCCGCCACGATTTCAGCGATACCTTCCGCCGACATAGGCAGTTCGGTTGACAGGTCACGCACCTGCTCCGTCATGGCCTTAAACGCATCCGGCGTATCCAGACCGTCCACCACTTTGCGGACATCAGCCATCTTCGATTCAAGGGTGATGGCTGATTTTACAGGGAGTACCAGTGCCCCCATTATTGCAGTACCCGCCCCGGCAGCGCCCAGAGCAAGGCTGGAGACTTCTTTCTGAAATCCCTTAAGCTGACGCTGCATACCTTTAAGCGGGCCGGATAGCCTGTCAACGGCGGTGATGATGGCTTTCAGCTGAAAATTATCAGCCATGCTTCATCTCCTCATTTATACGGACGGCCTCTGCCTCCAGATCAGCAAAGTGGGAAATAGCCGTCCGGCGAAGTTCAAGGGGGTTTAATTTCCAGAACCACGCGACATTGTAGAATCGCTTCCGGAGGTCTCTTCCGTCTCCAAGCCGGTAAAAAAACGCATTACAATCATGCCTGCCTTGAAAATATCCAGCTTCGTCATCTGCGCTGCAGACGAGCGCGGGATCCCGGCCAGAAGCGGGATATATTTCAGCGCCACCTGACTGTCCATTTTCATACCACCATCAGGCGAAACAGAGAAAGGGAACCCCAGCGCCTCAATCTCGTCATACGTAGGCTCACGTATTTCCAGCACATGCAGTGTTTCTTTGTGGGCGATGATCGGTTTTTTAAGTACAAGCTCAATCACTGGTAATCCCCTTCTTCACCGTGGAACTCAAGATCAACCGTGCCTTCTTCGGCATTATGGTTCGCTTCACCGTGCAGCCAGGCGGACGACAATACATAGACCTGACCGTTCGCCAGCTCGGCAGTGATGGTCATCTCATCAGACGAGGTGATTTTGCTCACCGGAAAATTCTTCGGCACCTTGAAGGTCCCTTTGACATAAGGTGCACGGTGAGTTTCCTTGCGGTCCACTGAACCGTCCAGGCCGATGATGTCATCATTGACCGTCCTGTTCATGGGCACCTCAATGCCGCCGGTCAGCGATAGCTGCTGACCGTCAATTTTGAAATAACAGGTTCCCCCGATACGGGCCATTATGCAGACTCCTCTGAATACTGAAGACGGAACTGGTTAACCACGGCAAAGACACGCAACTGGTTAACATAGTCAGGCGGGAACAGCGTGTTCAGGCGGTTCGGATCGCTGGCATCACGCTCCACAACCAGGTACTGCTTAAACAGTTCGTAGTTTTCCACGATCCCCGCACGCTCAAGCTGACGGTAGGTTGCCAGCAGTTCCCCTTTGATCACCGCCGGTGTGACAATCGCCTGACCGGGACCAAAGCGGGTACCGTCGCTGGCAAGCTTGTGACGCCCGTACTTACTGGTAATGACGGATTTCAGTTTGCGCAGCACATACGCGCTGGTATGCAGCGTCTCGCTGTCGAGGTAGCTGTTATCCGCAACACCGTAAGCGTTTTTCCTGTACGTGGTGACATCACGCTGAATGCGCAGCACCCCGCTTTCGACATACGCCGTTGCCACGCCATGAGACAGCAGGGTCTGTTGTTCGGTCATCGTGAACCGTTTCCCCTTCGGCGCAGGCAGCATACCCACCAGCTCACCGGTCTGCGTGGGACGTGCCGGATCGTTGCGAATAAACACCGCTGCGCGGGCGGTACGGCTTGCCGCCAGCTCGTCGGCAGGCGTCTGGGTCTCTTTTTCGTATCCCGCCAGGGTAATGTGCTGCTGGTTAAACTGGTCACCTGCGGTCACCAGTTCTGACAACGTGCCGATCTTTGCCGTATACACATGACCATACAGCTGACGCGCATAGCTCCAGCGACCGCTGGTATCGTTCATCTCGGTCACCAGCGTGTTAACGGAGGCCGTGTCGTTGAACGGCAGGCCGATATAATCAAACGGCTCATCCGCCATTGCAGCCACCGCGCCGGTGAGAACAGGAGAGCCCGTTCCGGCGGTCCCCGTCGCCACGGCAATCTGTACGCCCGCTGGCAGCACTTCGCCCCCACCGAAGCCGTAGTAATTGAGGCTGACAGGAATTTCATTCCCGCAAAGCCCCTTATGACGCGCGGTCAGTGTGACCACGCCTGCCGAAGATGAAGCCGTAAACGGCAGGGCCGGAACGGCATTGATGGCATCCTGGATACTGCTGGCAATCGTCGTGACGTTATCGCCGTTGGTCACCGGAGCCTGCACGCGGGTACGTCCAACATAGACATTCACCGTGCCGGTTTCGGTTGCCGCCCCGGTCACCGTCAGCGTAACCGTTGCCGCCGCGCCTGTGGCTTCCGGAACGGCAATCACATACAGCTCGCCAAACGGGTCGGTCTGGCGATAAGCCTCGACCATACGCGCCAGCTGACTTCCCGCACCACAAATCTGGCGTGCATAGTCTGCCGACGGCATCAGCACCAGACTGTTGGCAACAATCTCTGCACCGTTATTGGCGTGACCAATCAGCAACGATGCCCCGCTGTCCTGTGCAGTATTCGCCGCCTGGTTATCCATTTCCGCATAAAACAGCGGAACCAGCGTATTCGACGGAATGGTGTTAAAGCTTATCGTCATCGGTGTTCACCTTTTTATTCACGCGCCGGATATCACCCGCTGCTTCACGGCGCAGCCAGTAGTTGTTCTCATCAACATTTCGCCCCTCGGCGGGCAAAAGGTCGCCGCGGGCAGGGTCAGGTACTGACCGCCCTTTAACAGGTTTCACAAACATGATGATCCTCAGGAAGGAAGGGTTATTTCGGTGTGATGTTCGATATCGCCGTCAGGCCCGTTACCGGGATCGAGATAATCAACATCAATCGCCAGCGTTCGCAGTTCATCCAGACTGTTCAGGTCATCCTGCTGGCGGGTATCGTCTTCGGTCAGCTCGCTGATGACCGAAAAATCGAACTGATAAATCAGCTCATGACGATTCAGATCCAGCAGCGTGCCGCCGTCATAGGTAATCGGGTTACCGCACGCTTCCGGGTTCCAGCCCAGAAGGGCCTTAAAGAGCATCTGCCGGACATCGTCCACCACATCATACGAAGCAAACTGACCGCGCTCATCACGCCCGTTACTCAGTATGACAACCACGGAGAAGCCCTCTTTCAGCTCCTGCCAGTAGTCGGTCTGGCTTTTGTTTTCTCCCGGAGAATCATCACCCGGTACAACATATGCCGCCGGGAGTCTCAGCTTTCCGACCTCCGGCAGATTTTTGAACTGTGCCGCGCCTGCCACCCGGTTTTCAAAATACGGGCAGCGGGCACGCAGCGCAGCAATAACAGGCGTCAGTTTCATCTGCGTCGTCGCTCCGGCTTCAGTGATTTACGTAATTCCCGCGCCAGAAAATAGCGTGTCCAGCTGCGGTTCTTTTCAAGAGTTTCCACCATAAAGTTATTACGTGGAGCCAGCCGCCAGCCGCTGCCACCGGATGCACCACGATGATGACTACGACGACGTTTTGCTCCTCCCCGGACACCAAAAAACAGAAACGCCGGATAGAAGTCACCAGAGATCATCCGGTTCCCCTTCCCGTTGCGCTGGTTAGGGGCAATGCGTGTCATAAAACCGGCTCGCTTTTTACTGGCTCTCGGCACCATGTAACCAATCGAACGAGCCAGGCGTCCGGTCTGATAACCGGGGTTTTCACCCGGTGCCGACCGCGCACGGCGCATCACCAGCCGACGGGCATCACGCATATGACGCTGCCCAATCGTGACAAACGCCCGCCGGACACGGGCGCGGTTAAAGCGCATCTCCGCGGGCTGCTGAACATCAACGTGAAAAAAGGGAGTCGCCATTGCTGCCTCCGTGACTCTGCGTAAATTCGCCCAGTTCCGTACACTCCAGCAGCAGAAAGCGCCGCGCTCCGTTCAGATCGCGCTGACGTTTCACCCGGTACACACTGTCACCGCAGACCACCTCATAATCAGAGGTGATCCCCCGGCGGTAACGAATGGTGATGTAATGGGTGATGGCGTCTCCGGTCTGCGCGGTTTCCTGCCAGGTGGTGGCACTGGTCTGGATAACCTTCGCCCATGTACTGAACGCAACCGGGTATTGAGGCTCCACGCCAAAGTTATCTGCGGGCATATCCACCCGCTGGCGGATCAGGACGCGTTTATTCAGTTCACCGGGGTCCGGCAGAATGTAGGTTGCGCTGGTCTGTGCCTGGCTAATTTTCATTGCGGAAAGTACCTGTACGGGCTGACAAGCCAGCCAAAACTCTGCGGCATGTCGAGTTTCTCCACTTCCGTAACCGACGAGCGGTTTTCGTAAAAGTGGCTGATAAGCATCAGCATCCCAAGACGAATATCATCCGGCAGGTGCAGCCCGTCCGGATCGCTGTCCGGAATGGATTCATCCGGTGCATAGAGCTTCCGGTTCAGATACGTTTCCGTCCGCTTTTGCGCCGCACAGGCCAGCAGTTGCAGATGGCGGTCATCGGCATCGAAATCCTCATCCAGCCGGAGTTGGGCTTTAATCTCTTCCAGTGTCAGAAGCATTCTCATCCCTCTTTACTGGCCGTGGCTTTTTCTCTTTTGCCGCTTTACTGCTTTTTGCACTGGTTCCGCGCTCTGCTAACCCGGCCTGAAGTGCAATCTCCTGCACCCGGGCAGGAAGCGCCCCGTCGTCATACTCACCGGCCCGAATGACCTCAACACGCATACCGTCCGGTGACCATTTAAGATCTTGTTTCAGGATCATGATTCTTCACCCTTCAGAACAGGGGGCGCGGAACCGCGCCCATGAGCGATTACTTCTCTGCAATCTTCAGCAGTTTGATGGCCTGCGAATCGACCAGCATTCCGCCGGTGCGCTTGGTGGTATAAAAACCGACAAACGGTTTATTGGTGTACGGGTCACGCAGAATGCGGGTGCCGATACGGTCAACGATGGTGTAACCCCGTTTGAAGTTACCAAATGCGATGGCTTTCGCATCCGCAGCAATATCCGGCATCTGTTCGTTTTCAGCAATACCGTACCCCAGCAGAGAAGAAGGCTGCCCCAGTTCCAGCCCCGGACGCCACAGATAGTTACCCTCGTTGTCTTTCAACAGACGAATGGCAAACAGGCTGTTGTTGTTCATCATGAACTTCGCGCCAGTGCGGTGTGCCTTACGCAGCGTGTAAATCAGTTTGATAATGGCGTCTGCGGTCACCGCAGTCGCTTCGCCGGATACAATATGCTGAAGTTTGCCGAACGCCCGGACCTTATCGGTTTCATCAGTGGATTCATACGCCAGGAACCCTTTCGGCTTCTTGGTGCCATCGCCTGAGGTAAAGGCAATTTCTTCCTGTTCGGCAAATTCGGTTGCCAGCTCGCTGTTGATCCATGCTTCCACGTTGAAAAAGGCATCATCCAGCATTTTCTGGGTGGCCTGCGGGTTACCGTAGATTTCCCCCATGAAAGGTTCAATCAGGCCCAGTTTTGAGGTGGCAGTCTGGGAGCGCGCGTCAGTCTCGCCAACCCATCCGGAAGCCGTGCCGCCCAGATTCACCAGTTTTTTGTAGTCGGAACCACCAATGGTGATCACCGTGGCTTCCTGACGCATCACCACTTCATCTTTCAGCAAGGTCAGAATGTTGCGATCCAGCGCTTCCGGCACGGCATAGCCGCCGTCTTCATCGGTGCCCACCTGTAATGCCTTGCGCTCCAGATCGCGCAGACCATCTTCACGGCCTTTACGCAGGAAGCCCACAAACGCTTCTTTATGCTCGGTGGTCAGTTTATTTTGCGCACCACCTGCCGGACGTTTCAGCTCAAGCAGCTCTTTTTCAAGATCGCTTTTGAGATTTTCCAGCTCGCTGAGTTTTCCGTTCAGGGTTTCCACCTGCCCGGCAAGTTTGCCTTTTTCCTGCTCAATCGCCTCAACGCGCTTGTCGTTCTTTGCTTTGAAGTCGTCAAACTTCTGCTGCAGCTCCTGCGCGACCTGTTCGACATCTTTAATATCAACCGCCATCGTATTTCTCCTGATTAGAAGTTCAGATTTTTCAGTGCATTCAGTGCAGAGCCCACATCCTCAGCGTCGCGCAGGGACAGTGCGCCATAGCCCCCGGCCATGAATGCTTTGGCCTGGGTACGGGAGAGTCCGACATCACGCAGGACTCTTTCGATTTTTTTCTGTTCGGGGATTTCCCCGCGGGCCAGTGCGTTCTTGACGTCGCTGATCCGCGCCTCGTCGTTAGACGGGAACGTCACCAGGCTGACTTCCCAGAGGTCGATTTCTTTCAGCAGAAAGGCTTCTTTGCTCCGGTCGTATTCCCAGTCTTTCAGGACGTACCCAATAGAAAGGCCGGTTAACGAACCGGCCTTCATGTGTGCATGTGCGCGTTTTGCGAGGGGATCATCATCAATAAGCAACCGTCCCCTGACGTAAAGCCCGACATCGTCTTCCTTCATTTCGGTGTAAACACCGATGGGTTCATCCATGCGGTGCTGCCAGAGCAGCGCAGGTAACGCTTTTCTGTCACTCCACGCCCGCAGGGAAGCAGCAAATGCCCCGGACATCACCACATCATCGTGGCTGTCCTTTACACCAAAGACGGAGCCATACCCTTCAAACTCACCGGAGTCACTGACAGATTTCAGACTCAGCGGTACATCAAGACGTTGTTTCGTCTGCATTGGCGTTATCCTTCTGCTTACCGGCTTTACTGCCATCGGAGGGTTTCGTGGTCATGTTCATCGGTGTGAGATAGACATCACCACCGGGTCGTGGATTCATATCTTCCAGGTCGCGGCAGTCATTGGGAGAGTAAATTCCCCAGTTGATCCCGGTGGCGTAGGCTTCAAAACGGGACTTCATATCCCCGCGCAGTAACGCCCCGGCGTTAAATTTGGCGTAATAAACGCCCTGCTTACTTTTTCGTACCAGTCCGGTGTTGATCCGCTGTTCGATGCGGGTCAGATACGGCACCAGTGAATAGTTGATAAATCCCAGCCCCAGCTCTTCGATATTGTTGAAGGTGGCGCGATCGGTGTTCTGCACCATGTGCAACGGCACCCGGAACAGACGACAGATTTCTTCAAGCTGAAACTTGCGGGTTTCCAGGAACTGGCTGTCCTCGGCGTTCAGCGCCATCGACTTCCAGTCCAGCCCCATCTCAAGGATCATCGGGCGGTGAGCATTGCCAAGCCCGGTGTGACGCTCCTCAAAATCTTTCTTCAGGCGCTCATAAGCCTGATCTGACAGCGTCTGCTCTGTACGCAACACACCCGACGTCACCGCGCCATTGCTGAACAGTCTGGCCCCGTGCTCTTCGGTCGCTGCCGCCAGCGATATTGCCTCGCGGGCATAGGCGATGGGATTCAGCCCCACCAGTCCGTCCAGCGTCAGCGTGCGCACATGCCAGATATCCTTCTGGCTCAGTACATCCGTGGAGCCATCCGGGAATGTGACCTGATAGACCGGTTCCCAGCTACTGTTAAGCTTCGGTACCACACAGCCGGGATCGACGGGCAGCAGTTCAGCCACTTCGCCAAATGCTTTCACTTTGTAGGCGTAAAAGTTTCCCCGCAGGCACAGACAGGTGACCACCAGCTCCCAGAACTCCTGCGGCGTCATATAGCCATTGGGATGCGTGGAGATCAGCTTATGCAGACGTTCGTCAGTGGCTCTCTGCTTCAGGCTGCCGTTCAGGTGATACAGGTTGCAGGGCAACATCCCGACCGACTCCGCCAGCACCCTGACACAGGAAAAAACCGCCGTCAGTCGCATGGCCCGCTGGCTGCTGATCTGCTTTCCGGTATAGGTGTCGTAGGACAACCCGATAGCATCCGCCAGCTCTGCTGGCGTGGTCACCGGTGCGTCACTTTTTCGTTGAAATAATCCCGAAAAGAACACTATTTACCTCCGCCGACAGACGACTGTGTACGGTCGAGATATCGCGCCACCAGCCACGACCAGAACAGACACAACGCCCCGGCAACAACAAACCCCGCCGGGGGATAAATCAGCCAGGCACCATACGCCAGCAAAAGCGCCCCCAGCACGCCCACCAGAGGCGCGAGAATCAGCATGATCATAATTACCTCAGTTAAAGCGAGCGGATCCCATAGGACTCAATGTGGTCAGACAGCGTGTCTTCTTTCTCGTACAGCATGGCTCTGCCAACCGCCATAATCAGCGCAACTGCACCATCGATTTTGTTTTCCGCCTGCTCTTTGACGGGCTTCACCACATCATCGTTACCCGGAATGGTTTTGCCGACCACGTTGCCGATACACCAGGTCATGATGGGATTGCCATCATGATGAAAGCGCCCCGATTCAATTGCCGCTTCCAGCTCTTTCATCGGGTCGGACATGTTGGTGTAGTTCTGAATGATGGTGACGGGGTTCAGGTCTTCATCAGCAAGGTCATGTGACAACCCGGTCGCCCCGAAAGGGTCGATGGGTGACTCGCTGACCGGGCTGATTTTGTTCGCCGCTTTGGCCTCTTCGAGGATGTAGCGATAATCCACCTCTGCACCATCGGTAACGGTCAGGACGCCCATTTCCACCCATTTCTGAAAGCGTTCGGCTGTCCGGCGATCTTCATTTTTCTCGACGCTGTACACCGTGTCATACGGTACCCAGAAACGCGGGGCCACACTGTAGTAATGCGTTTTACCGTCAATCTCGCGGGTATAAAGTCGCGCCATGCTGTTCATATCCAGCTTACGCGCCAGGTCAAAGGCCAGAATGCACGGCTGCCCCTCGAACAGCTCAAGAGTCAGTGATTTATCCTCGCAGCTCTGCCAGCTCACCAGGTTGAAATACGCCGAACGCGCCGACACCCAGATATTGAGGTGTTTTGTTTTAAAGACGTTTGCCAGACGGGCGTTATTTTTCGCACGTTGCTGCTGGCTTAACAAAAACTCGCGATAAACCGACACACCGATATTCGGGTTAGCTTTTTCAAGTACCTGCGGGTCGGTCCAGTCGTCGCCTTCGTCAACGGTATAGATGATCCCGAACAGTTCATCGTTAGGCACCGAGCCGTTGAGCATCTCGATGACTTCCCGCCGTTTGTCGTAGCACGGCCCCTCAATGTTGTACCCGGCGGTAGTGATAGCCCACATCAGTGGCTGACGTCGCGCCCCCATCCCGGTAAGCATCGTGGTGTAAAGCGCATCTGTGGCGTGCTCGTGATATTCATCCACCACGGCACAGTGGGGTGATGAACCATCACCGGGGTTACCGATCAGCGGTTCAAACCGCGCACCATCCTCCGGACGGTTCATGTTTGAGGCGTTAACCTCAATCCCGAACGCTTCCGTCAGCATGGGTGTGCGTTTACACATCAGTCGCGCCGGGCGAAAGACTTCCCACGCCTGTTTCTCTGTCGTGGCACCGGAATACACTTCCGCGCCAAACTCGTTATCACAGGCAAAACAATACAGGGCGACACCGGCAGAGATTGCCGATTTGCCGTTCTTACGGGGGATTTCGGTATACACCTCCCGGAAGCGGCGCAGCCGGGTACCTTTATTGACCCAGCCAAACGCACAGCAGATCACAAAGAGCTGCCACGGCTCCAGCGTGATGGGCATCCGTTTGAATGCCCACTCACCCTTGGTATGCGGCAACAGCTGAATAAATTTGGCGGCCCGTTCAGCCAGGTCCTTGTCGAAGCGGTAACGAAACGACTTACTTTTTTCCGCCATCAGGTCATCAAGATGGCGCTGGCAGGCCTGAATCACAAACTGGCAGGCCACAATCTTTCCGCGCACAACATCACGGGCATACTGATTGGCAGCATTTACGTTGGGGTAAGATTTCCGGCTCATGACTCGATGATTTTCAGAAACGGGTTAGTGGCTTTCTTCTGCCCCGCCAGGCCAATCAGACGCTGGCGGCTGCTGGGGTCGAGTCCGAGCATTGCCCCCGTGCTGCTCATCTCGGACTCCTGTTCTTTTTTGGCGGTCAGCTCCGGATTTTTGACCCTGCCGCCCATTGCACCGGTGATGGTGTTGCCCTGTATGGCAATATTTTTCACGGCACGTCGCCAGAACTCATAGGCCACGCACCACCGCTCAAGCACCGCGAGGTCAGTCACGCACAACAGGCCCTGACCGCAGAGTTCTTTGGTTGTCAGTTGCCACATGATCGTGGCGAGAGGGAGATTTTCTTCTGCGAACCACTCCGGTGGCTCAACACCTTTGATGGGCGTAAAAACAGGTTCATCTTTATTCAGGGCTCGCTTGCCGGGGTTTCCGGCCAGCGCCTTGCGCGCCGTTGGCTTGGGGCGACGCCCGGAACGCCCCGCCGTTCCAGCCATATGCGGCACTCCTGGTTAAATTTCATTTTTCGCGGGTATAAAAAAACGATGGGGCGGGCAGTCCGGAAGACGTCAGGCCACAGGGATTTGACCCGCCCCTCCCCTCAGGCAGTTGAGAATTATTATCACTTTAGCCGTTCACGGGCCGTCTTCGTCTTATGGCACGGCCAGCACAGGCTCTGCAGATTACTGTCTGCATCGGTGCCGCCATGCGCTTTAGGGATGATGTGGTCAACGGTTTTCGCTTCACGCGCCACACCAGCACGCAGACATAACTGACACAGGCCTTTGTCACGTTGCAGCACACGCACACGGATAACATCCCACTTAGAACCATAACCGCGCTGATGACGGGATTGTCCTGACTTGTATTGCTTCCAGCCTTCGCTTTTGTGGCTTTCGCAGTAGCCTGACGGGTCTGTCGTGGTATTACGGCAGCCGCGAACGCGGCAGGCTTTTGGAGTTCGAGGGGGCATAAATATATTCCTGTTCTTTGTCCGGACTATTTGCCTGCTGCCAGCAAAGCGTTACGGCGCATCTCGATACTTCGAATCCCCGCTTTGTCAATATTGCATTGTCCCAACGCCGAAAGCAGGCTCACATTCAGATCCAGACTGGCCCCATAGGTCAGCGGCTCGGGAATGACTGGCTGGGGAGTTTCAGTAGTCAGGCTTGCTGGCAACGGTACCGCCGGAATCGGTACGTAAACTGTTCGCGTACTTCCGCAACCGGTCAGCAGCGGCAGCAGGCACATGACGTGAAGCACAATCATCATCCGCAACAGCCACTTTGATATCTTCCTGGGTTCTCTGTGACTCCAGTGCGATCTGCTGTTTTGCATGCTGGTTAGCCTCTATAACTGTATTGATGATTTGCAGTGATTGCAGAACGTTACGGGTAATGGCAGTTGCTGATTCAGCATTTCGTACAGCCTCATCAGCACGCTCCTTTTCGTGCTGATATTTGCTGTAGTAATGTCCAGCAGACCAGATGAAGGAACCAATGACGCTAACAACGAAGGCAACAATAACCAGCTTATATCTCAGCTTCATTTACTACCCCACCAGCTTTTTTAAATCGGGCAATCAGGTCACCGATTTTATGTTCATACTGACCGTAACCTGCACCAGGTAACGACGCCCAGATATTGCTGCAACGGTCGATTGCCTGACGAATACTGCCGCGGTCAATCATCGGTAAAGCACCACGCTCTTTAATCTGCTGCAGAGCTACAGCGTCCTGGCTTTCTGGAGAAAAATCTTTCAGGCCAAGCTGTTTACGGTAAGCATCCCACCAGCGTGAAAGAAGCTGGTAACGTCCGGCAGCTGTTGATTTGAGTTTGGGGTTTAGCGTGACAAGTTTGCGAGGGTGATCGGAGTAATCAGTGAACAGTTCGCCACCAACAATAACATCATAACCGTGGTTACGTGTCGGTTGTCGCCCGTTATCCGTTCCTTCTGACCATGCCACCATATCCAGGAAAGCTTTACGCTGGGAATTTAGTGCCTGCATAAATTACTCCTTCGAGCTACCAAATTTGTTACCGATTACTCGCATTGCAGCCCCACGAATAGCATCGACACCGATCAGCCCCACGCCACCACCAATGGCAACAGAAAGCGATTTAGGCCATCCGACATATTCAAGAGCGGATGCAAAGGTCAGCGTCAGAGCGCCACATAGCAAAATCTCGAGCGTTTTTCGCTTCCAGCCACCACCACCGCCAAAATAGGCGATGCGCAAACCAGCCATAACGATCGACATAATCACTGCACCCAGCGGTGTGTCTCCACGCCACCAGCTCTGAAACAACTCCAGCCAGTCCGGCCAGGTATTTGGGTTATGAGGCATTTCGTCATCTCTCACCTCGCGATATTTGCGGGTGCTGTGTTGGAAATAAAAAGGCCACGCAACGTGGCCACCAGAATTATTTCCCCACCAGTTCACTTACCTCTTTCACCGTCTGATTAAACCGCTCTGACTCAAGTTCAACACCTAACGCCCGACGCCCCAGCGCCATTGCTGCTTTTATTGTGGAACCGGATCCCATAAAGAAATCAGCAACCAGATCACCAGGTCGACTACTGGCATTGATTATTTGCCGGAGCATATCCGCCGGTTTCTCGCACGGATGTTTACCCGGATAGAACTGAACGGGCTTATGCGTCCAGACATCGGTATAAGGCACGGAAACTGATACGGAGAAATAGCGCCGGAGAGATTTAAACTCATCCAGCAATTCAGAATATTTGCGATTCAGTGAATCATAAGATGCCACCAGCTGGTGGTGTGGTTGTTCCAGTTGTTGTTCCTGAAACTTCTCTGCCGCTATACGGGAAAACAGTGCCTGTAACTTCCGATAGTCAGCCTCATTCGGCAACTGCCACTGACTGGCACCAAACCAGTGGGAAACCATATTTTTCTTACCTGTGGCTTCGGCAATTTGTTTTGCCGTTATACCCAGTTCGGCACGAGCATCCCTGAAATACGATATCAGCGGTGCCATTATGTGCTGTTTGAGTTCCCTTTCTTTTGCCGCATAGCCGTCACTTTTGCCGCGATATGGCCCCTGGTAATGTTCAGCAAACAGAACGCGCTCTGTGGCAGGAAAATATGCGCGCAGACTTTCTTTATTACACCCATTCCAACGTCCGGACGGCTTCGCCCAGATGATATGGTTAAGCACGTTGAAACGTTCACGCATCATGATCTCAATATCAGATGCCAGGCGATGCCCACAGAACAGGTAAAGGCTTCCGGCAGGTTTCAACACCCGCCAGAACTGGGCCAGACAGTGGTCCAGCCACTTAAGGTAATCTTCGTCCCCTTTCCACTGATTGTCCCAACCGTTAGGTTTCACCTTGAAGTAAGGCGGATCGGTAACAATCAGGTCAATGGAATCATCAGGCAGGGACTGAATAAAATGCAGGCAATCAGCGTTGATTAAATCAACACTGTTTATTTTTACAGTATTTTTCATGGATCAGTAAGCGTAACTCTGGTAGGCTCACTCTGCTTTTGCGCTAAAGCAGTGGGCCGTGGTTCGCTTGTGACCAGTAAGCATGAGCGAATGGCTGGCAGGTGCTACCAACACCCACCAGCCGCCCATTTTCACAGCAGGAAACCGCCATTACTGGCAGCGTCTGAATTTATTCCCGTACCCGCCGTTATCCTTCGCCAGACCCGCCAGAACTAACTGAGTCAGTATTAACTGGCACCGGGCTTCGCTTACTCCGGTAGTTCTCGTCATCATGCGTGGCGTTACCCACTTGTCAGCAGGTAAGAAATGAAGGACTGCGGCGGCGGTTTCTGTCATATCTTGCTGTTTTAGCATGTCTTTTTCCCTTCTGGTTAACATGACATACCAATAACTCTTGTCTAAAAATCCAGCAAGATAAAAAGTCAGTATTCACGACCACCAGCGTGTTTACTGTACTGCACCAGGTTTACAGGTACAAAAAACCCGCTCAGTGGCGGGTTCTTAAATCTTATCAACGGTAGACATACAAAGCCCATCGTTGGGAAAATCTTATCCATATTTTTTGAAAAATGCAAGCATCATGTCGCCATCTTCGGCGAAAATCATTTATCTTGTCACTTTTCTCAATTGTGTCTCTGCATATGCTTCTTCCTGCCAGCACTTTGTAACCAGTTTATCAATGACATCTGCATATCCTTTGTACCACTGATAATCCGTCAGATCCGGTACCAGCTTCTGGACATGATGCCGCGCCAGTGTGGTTGGTAAACGGCTAAACCGGTTTCCATTGCAACGCCCACAAATCTTATAAACAGGCGTGCCATGAAGCCGGGTCCTTTTTTCATCCAGGACAATACCTTTACCCTTACACCCTCTGCACGCTGTGCTGACTTCTCCCTTACCATGACAATGCTGACATAGTTCCTTCACCCACTCCTCCTTGATAACAGATTCACCGCTTCTGGAGTGTTTCACCACTTCGCGCAATACATTATGAAATCCAGTACCTGCACAATGCTCACAGCGAGCCTTACTTGCCGCAGACCTGGAATAATCAGCAAAGGCAAAATTCACAAGGTAAGGGATGATCTGTAACCGGGTTTCTTCACTCAATTTATTCAATGTCGGGTTATCCAGTGCCATCGCGTAATTGAGCAGACCTTCAATCGCAAACTGAGGATCCTGAACACCAACTTTTGCCAGGAATAAGGCAAAACCCAGTGGTGCTTTCGACTGCACCATCCCCTGCGCAGCCATCACATCCGTAATCGTTAAACCACCAGAGCCTGTCGCCGGTGCGTCATCGCTCAATTTTGGAGATTTTGGGGAGTAATATTTTGGTAAGGCTTCAAGGTTCATGCTCGTTCTCCACTTACGCCAGTACGCCTATTGCCAGCGCACGATCGATAAAACGAAATATCAGCTCCAGCTGGGAGCCATACTTCTCTTCAAATGCCACGGTATCCGCATGCAGCTCGTCGTGATGCTTTCTGCACAAAGGCAACACAAAGAGGTCATGCGCTTTTGTACCCATTCCCCCCTGACCGTGGCCTATCAGGTGGTGGGGATCATCAGCGGGCTTTCCACAACATGCACACGGCTGTGTCTTAACCCAGCGCGTGTACTTTTCATTAACCCAGCGGCGACGTTTGGGGCGTAACATAAAAGACTCCGGCGACTCCGGCTCCACTTTCAGCGCCAGCACCTTTTTCGCCTTATCCTGGATGATGCTGGTAGCAGGAACCGAAGGAACAAGGTCACTTTCCCGGGTGACAGACGGCACAACAGGCTTCGGTAATCTCAGTGCCTTACGGGCTGCACTTTCCGGTAAGGCATCCGCCAGGTCATTACGAACCAGCCACCAGCATAGTTCCGGCATTGTCACAACGTGACTATCATCAAAACCGAGATCCCGACGCACAACAGACAACACCCAGCGGGCACAGTTATCCGTTGCCATTGATTCCAGCCGTTCCGTGAACTGATCGCGCAGCTGGTTATCGCAGTGCCAGCACAGACGGATTGCACCCGGAGCGTGTCGCATTGTGGTCATGTTCTCGCTGTGCCAGTCGGAATGAGGCCACTGGCAGCCTTTTTCACGAAGTAACCAGCTTTCAAGACATTCCACGCCACCAGCACGACGGATCACTGCCTCATCGCGGAACACGGCCCGAACAGCAGGATCATCCGCCAGCGGTTGTGATGCCGCCGGAACGGCACCACTGGCAAAAGATGAATAACGTTCCGGCTCAGGCTCCAGCAGGACACGCCCCTGCATAAACAGGGGCATCAGCTCTGAACATGGCCTGAACAATACGATCCCCATACGCGGGGCAATTTCAGGGGTCAGTAATGCTCTCACGGTCACCTCAATGAACGGTATCGAGCAGCTTTAACAGCTCAGGGAATCGGGATTCGAAGAAATGCGGCTGCGTCTCGCGCGGATTTGCAGGACTGGTAATGTTCTTGCCGAACATGCAGCCTTTCGCCGTCAGCGACCAGAATTTTTTGATGTTGTTAATCCCGGTACGGCTGTATCGTTCGCGCTGCTCGACGATCCCCAGCTTCACCATCTGGTGATATGCCTGATTAGCCGTCAGGCGGATACCATACTGCTTCAGCAGTGCACTCAGCGACAGCGTCGGGCGGCTTGAGCCATCAGGCGCGTCAGCAGGTGCATCAATGGCATAGCGCGGTGCCAGATTCGGTAAGCCAACAGCCTCCTGGAGTTTCTGACAGGCCCCAAGCACAGATGAGTTAGACAGATTTAACTCCCGGCGCATAAAGTCCAGCAGAATCACGCCAGCCTGCATCTTGTCAGCAGCCTGTCCGGATAATTTTTCCGGTGCGCTGGTTACCATATCGAAAGTACGGATCACCTTCAGATGGAATGACGGGCTGATCCACATTGCATAGGCATACACCAGTTCCTTACAGACATACGTTCCCCGTTCATTTCCCCCATGAATCACACTCACCGGGTCAACACCCAAATTCTGGGTGTTGGTTAATTCATGAACAAGCTCAACAGTTTGTTGGCTGGAAAGAAACTTTCCTGGCTCCTTGGTTCTGGCATTTGCACCAGATGCTACTGCTGCGCGATGCAGATCGTTCAGGCTGTAACGCCCATAAGCATCACGACGAACTTCAATACCATCAATAACCATCAGATTATTCATACTTCGTTTCTCCTCTTAATCAGGCGGCTGCACCCGCCGTTTTCTCGTACTTACTGATAGTGATTTCGACCTTCCCTTCCGGGATAACCGGCCCCCACTCCACCAGCATTCTTTTCACCTGGCTGTCGTCCACCCACACACCCGCGTGGGTCAGGGCGTCAAACAGCGCCTTGTTATAGTTGTCCAGATCGCGAAGCCGGTTATCCGGAGGAAACAACACGATCTCCACTGAAGCTGGTGCCGACGTTGGTTTCGGCAGACGACGTAACTGCTCAATGATGGCTGCACACGCTGCGCTCTGGAATTTTCGCCCCGCCGCGCTTATCAGGCTCTTACCTGCAAGCGCCCCTTTGTTGGGGTGTCGCCAGTACGTGTTCACGCTGGGCGGAAAAGGCAGTATTAGCTTCATACTTTCAGGCCCCTCTCATGTAACCAGTGGGCTGCACGCAGCCTGGCGTTTGCCTCACCGGCAAGCAGTGCGCGGATAATCCCGACCGCCTCGCTGTCGTCGTCCTTCACCGCGGTATGAAGCGTGATGCCCCGGGCCACGCCACGCTTTATCGTGATGACGCCTTTTTTCTCCAGTGCGCGAAGATGCTCCACCGCTGCATTCACTGAACGGTATCCCAGCATGGTTGCCACCTCCTGATTGGTTGGCGGGAAGCCACGTTCTTTCTGATAAGAAATCAGCATATCCAGCACCTGCTGCTGGCATTGAGTTAACGTCGTCATGCCGCCATCTCCCTGACCAGTTTTTCTGCCTGCTGGCGAACCTGCGCCAGAAAGGCCTCACCACATGCCTCAAGTTCATCGCGCCCGATGTAGCTGATTGCCGGTCCCTTCCAGGTCTTGTCGAAAACAGCAATAGCACCAGCGAAGAAAGCGCCTGTCGGCACCTGCTTCTCATCCTTCGGGATAAACCAGGCAGGCAGTTCAAAACCAATACGCCCGCGAATAAAAGCAATATGATCTGCATCTTCCGGCCACCACACTTCGCTGGTGGCAGCTTTGATCAGGAAAACATAGCGCCCGCCTTTATCACGCATGGCACTGGCATGCTTCATGATGTAACGCATGCCGGTGATGTATTGCCCCTCATGCTGACTGGCGCGGCTGTATGGGGGATTACCAAAGGCAGCACCTTTAAGCTCCGCAAGGCGTTCTGACCAGTCATGCGCCAGCGCGTTGTCTTCCGCCGTGTAATACGCAGCACATTTGGCGTTATCACCGTCAGTGAACAGATCCAGAACAAACGGGCCAAACAGGGTGTTAATTCCCCAGAAAATGTTGTCCGGCGTGCGCCACTGATCGCCCACTTCCTTCAGTTCATGGGCTGGTTTGTTCCGCAGTTCCGCCAGCGCCTGGCAATATTTATTACTCATTAAGCCCCCACGTAATTCCCTGAGAGATACCACTCTTCACCTGATGCAGCCCGCTTACTGCTTTTCCGTAAACACCGTTCACGACGCGCCAGAAAATTGTTTCGTTCTGGCTGGGAGTGGCTTTCACGGAATGCCGCCATCCACACCGTTGCAGCACGACGGTATAAGCCCCTCGACTCCAGTTCTTCAGCCTGGCGGGTCAGGCACAAAATCACCCGGGGGTCGTTAGTGCCGACATAGAAATTGCGCACAGGTCTGGTTTCACGAACTGGTTGTGGTTCCGGCTCCTGCGCTCTCTCAGTCAGGCGCGAGAAATGTCTGCGTGTATCTCCTTCACAACGGTGAGCCACACGCCCACTCTGACGTAACTTGCTTGCTGACTGCAGAACGCGCTGCCGTGAGTAACCTGCAAAAGCATCCGCAATGTCTCCGGAAGTACACCCCGGATGGGCTTCAATGAATTTCTGAACTTCATTCAAAAGACTCATGATCACCCCCTGAATCCTGCCGGGATCTGGCTGTAGTCCACGTTGTCGTAACTGGATTTGAAGTACGGATCTTCACGTTTTTCTGTGTATGTGCTGACGGACGGCGATAAGCGCAGGGAAAGCTCATCCCATTTTTCCCGCAGCTTCGACGGGCTGAGCACGTTACGGCACCAGAACGGATCGCGGCTGACGCGGCTGTACATCTCGCAGATTTGTTTGTGAGTACGACCATCCTGCACACACATCAGGCGAATTTCGTTTGCCCAGGCTGTCCAGTTCGGTTCTTTGGGACGAACCACCTCGCCGTCACATTCGGCAGCCTGCTCGTACAGGGCGATGATTTTTTTCCAGAGCCACTGTGCGCAGGTCAAATCATCCTGCGTTCCCCACTGGCGCTTTTTAGGGCTGAATACAACCGCATCAGGATGGCGAGTTAAAAACTCCTGTTCAGCCGTTTGCGTGTCCGGTTGCGAAGCGTCCGGACGAGAAGAGGTTTTATTCTCTGTAGTAATCTCTGTTGTATTCTCTGTAAGATCATTGGGCCATTTTGACCCGATGACAGCGTGTCGTTTTGAACCAATGGATCGTGTCATTTTGCGCCCATCCATCAGGTCACTTTGACCCGATGGAGAAGTGCATTTTGACCTGATGGATTCGTTCACTTTGACCTCTTCTAAAAGCTCACTTTCATAGTTGATCGTGTAGAAGTTGGTCATGTCACGCTTCGATTTATTGAGTTGCTCGCGACGCAAAACCCCAAGTGATTTCAGGCTTGCAAATGTGCGTTTCAGAGTGGACTCTGACCAGAACGGAAACTGCTCCAGCCACTGTTCTGTCGTGTTATAAACCCAGCGAATTCCGCCATGCTCAGTGCCTGAATTCGTTTCATTCAGCCAGTAATGAAGCTGCTGCAACACAATTGCCTCATTCAGACCAATACGGCATGCAAGATCACGATTTATCACAATGGGCTGGGATGTCATTAACAGGCTCATGCCGCACCTCCGAGATGCTTCATGTTTTTTCCGGAGCGAAAGGCTATAAGCGGCATACTGACGCGGTAATTACGACCCAGCGGTTCACAAATCACCTTCTGACATTCACGGTCCACCAGGCTAACACGTAGAACATGCCCTGCAGGCGTGGTGTACCACTGACCGGGGCGAGGACAACGGAAAGTCTGATTGGTAAATCGTTTGAAAATATTCCGGATCATTTGCGCCCCCTTACCTCTGAAGAGTTCAGCGACGAATGAATAAGACGGGCAAGAAATGCCGCATCGTTAATTCGGTCATACAGACTTACAGCCAGCGGTGATTCAGCTTTTTCCAGCATGGGATAAAGCTGCTGCAACCAGACCTGATGAATTGATGAAATGTAGGAATAGAGAACGCTGGCGTTATGTGCAACGTCGCTCGGTACAGCGGGCTTTGAAAGCTGTTTCTCCATCTGGTTAAAGGCATTGATGTATGCCTCTTTGAACTGGGCAGCACGTTTACCCGTGAAACCCATAGCAAGAAACGCAAAGCCGTCGCGGGTTATTTGATAGCAAGGTAGTTTGCGGCCTGTGCAATCGGTGTAATCACTCACCGAAAAATTGCGGGCAGTGAATGATGCGGAACATTCAAGCGTGCGGATCTTTTTCAGTACATCGTCATGACGTTTGGAGAAGAAGTTGGCAACAGCCAGGGATGAAGTAACAGCCTGACCATCAACGATGGCAATTTCAGGTTGAGTGAGGGTTGGGATCGTAGCCATGATGGCAGCCTCCGTATGCAATGGATAACTTCCACCACCGGAAACGCCAATTTCGCTGGTGGTGAACTGAGCAGGGTTGGCGTAACCGGCGCATACGGAAACCGGCGCACCTTTCGGTGCCCCCACCCAGCCCACCATAATTTGGGTATAGCTGAGTTGTAGCAACAAAAAAGACGCTAACGCGCCAATTGTCGCCGTATGCAATTCCAGGACGCCAATCCCGACACCCGCTTTATAAGGTGCCTGAACAGTGTAACGTCCCGGAATGGCAGAATCAATGTGCTGGTGGTCCTTCACACTCAACAAAATCACGCCTGAATTTCCACAAAGGACTAAAGCACTCATGCGGGTAGTCTTTGCGAAGATAGATAACGCGCTGTGTTTCTGGCTCCCAACGAATAACATGAACATAAAGTCCTCTTCCGTCACGAAACCAGCGGTTAAGTTCCTGCACAACTCGCCCCCCACAGTCAGGTAAAGTTCTCTGTGGTTACTTACAGCCAGGTGATTTGGTAATCTGCATTCATGCCGTAACAACAGGTGTTCAGCGACGCTGACCACCAGCTGTTGCGACAAACGGTTATTTGCCGTTAAACTGTTCATGCGTTAGTTTCTCCACAGACACAAAACGCCACGACGCCCGGAGCTGCACACTCGCGGGCGTTACTCTTTTCCGGCGCACAAAAAACACGAAATAACAGTGTTAAATGCTCCTGCCACTTCGCCATTACTTGGTAGCTGTTCTCTTCGATTTGCTCACGCTCAGCTTGGTCAATAACTCCATCAGCAGTTGCCTTGCGTAAGTACTGGGAATGCTTGCCAATCCATTCTATTGACTCCATCAGCCGCTGATTAATGTCACCATTGTCAATGTCATCAATGACCACCAGCGGCACAAACACCCCATTACTACGACGGGCTATTGCATCTGTTACATGCCTGGTACCACTGGCATCCTGTAAAACCATGGCCCACTCAAGTGGAAAAATTTGATCCCCACCGCTACGCAGTCTGTTATGCAATTGATCTTTTGCTGGGGTGATATCATCAGATTTATACAAACCAAGAATTTCTGCTGCTTCCTCATAGCCATGAGGTAAATCAGCAATCGTTCTTCGTATTGCTGCCACCAGCCATGCTGGTTGTTTATCAACTTTCCATTCAGGTTCTTTACCCACGGTTAATTCCTCATTTCTGTGGTGTTTTTATGCCGCAGCACTGTTAGTCTTTTGATATAAAGACACGTCAACTTTCAGTTTCCCGTTAGTAATTTTTTCTAACTGGTACGCTCGGCCTTCAGGAATAATCTCAGGCCACTCTGAAACAGACGGATGCTTAATACCTAGGGCTTCGGCGGTTTTACAAACTCCGCCGAAATAATTAATCACGTCGGATTTCCGCATTTCTGTCTCCCGTTAAATTACGTTAAGCATAAATGTAGGATATCCAACATACCAATGTCAAGAATCCTACATGGATATGTGGTAGGATTGCCTACATGATGAACATGAGTGATCGTATTCGCCAAAGGCGAAAAGAACTGAACCTGACACAACAAGCACTGGCTGATTTGACTGGTGTGAACCGTGTCACGGTTACTGGATGGGAAAAGGACGACTACCAACCAAATGGAGCCAACCTTCAAGCCCTAGCCAACGCACTTAAATGCGATCCTCTGTGGCTTGTTAGCGGAAAAGGCTCGCCTGAACCAAAGATAAATCTAAAACCTGAAATATTCGCAGTTAAAAAAGTCCCCCTCATCTCGTGGGTTCAGGCGGGTTCATGGACAATGACGGAGCCTGGTGTCAGGAAAGAAGATGCTGAAGAGTGGGTTTATACTACCGCCCTTGTATCAGAAATGGCATTTGCACTACGGGTCCGTGGTGATTCAATGACCAATCCCCTCGGCTCACCATCGATACCAGAAGGTTCTATCGTTATCGTAGAGCCAGATATTATTGATACAGAGTGTATTAACGGAAAAATCGTTGTTGCCCATATCAATGGTGGGCAAGAAGCGACACTCAAAAAATTTGTTGAGGACTGGCCGAACAGGTATCTCGTCCCACTAAATCCTAACTATAAAACTATTGAATGCGGTGAGAACTGCAGAATAGTTGGTCTTGTCAAACAAGTAATAATGGATTTTTGACACATCTTCCTCACTATCGCAAAACCGGGGTATCCCCGGTTTTTTTATGAGCCTATCTTTTTATGTAGGATAACTAACATAAACTCTTGACACCCGCATGTTGGATATCCTACATTTGTTTTTAGAGTTGTGGTGAATGCGCAGGCTGATGCGCGAAAGACATTGCAGCTATTGCGGAAAAGAGCTGTTCGGCGGGGCAATTAAACGCCCGTATCTGGAGGTTAAAGAACAAAATGAAAGTCCAGATTTTAAACAATAGTGGTGAAGTCGTTTGGTCATACGACATAGCCGCTCCTGTAGATCAGAGCGGCGATAGCTGGACCAATGGGAAACATCAGATTATGGCTGGAGTTGTGTTCTCTTTACGCCGTGCTTTGGAACAGGCTGAAGTATTTCCATCAGACCCTGAATGGAAATGGCCTTTTTCTATTTGTCCAAATTCGGAGAGCACATTTCAGAAAATTGGTCAGAAAGTCGCACTCGAAGAGCATCAGCCAACTGTTTCCTGATTTTTTCAGGTAACTCGTCGGCATCGCAGAAACAACAACGCTCGATCATGTTGAAAGCCGATTCGTAGAACTGTTTCTGCTGAGTGTCGCTGAGACAGGAAAAGAGCGACGTTACGATGATTTTATTAATTGCATTATCAAGTTCTTTTTCATCAAAAGTCATTTGATTTTCCTTTTATGTATACGGGCTTAAAAGGATACCACCGAGCCTGAAGTGGTGAAAAGACAGGCACATAACAGCTAAGTATTTTCAACCAGAGAGAATCCTTAGCGTTGTGGTGAATGCGGCTCAGCGCACGCGGGTTAAGGTTGAGGCTGACAGTCGACCTTCTGTGGATACCCACCCGCCTGGTGTGCAACCTTCGCCAGGCACCGGGAGGCACCCGGCACCACAACTTTATGCTGTGTGTAGTCCTCGCGGTACCAGTTTGTACACTTGCTTCCGGCTGGTACCGCTCTTTTTACAAAACAG